GTGAAGGTCATAGGCGACGAAGAAGCTGAGGCGGCAGCGAAGCTCTACGACGAGACGAGGACCGCCGCAGAGAAGTACAAGGAAGAGGTCGCAGAGCTGGACAGGCTTCTGCAGAAGAAGGCGATTGACCAGGACGTCTACAATCGCAAGCTCGCGGCACTTCGCGCAGACCTGAACAAGGGGTCCGGCAGCAACAAGGTCGCTAACGAAGTAGAAGCCGCCAGCAAGAAGATCGAGGGGTCCATAGAAGCTCTGCAGGCTCAGGTGGATACGCTTGGTCTTGGAGAAGCGGCAACGCTACGCTACAGCGCGACTCAGGGAGAGCTTGCAAAGTCGTTCGACCTACTCGGAGCGGCCGCAGACCCGCTTCGTGAGAAGCTTCTTGGTCTGTCGTCTGAGCTGGAAACAAAGAAGGCGACCGCGGCAGTCGAAGAACAGATACAGGCACTCTACGAGCAGACGGCGACGCTCGGCCTTACGGAAGAGGAAGCATTGCGGTACAGCATTGCACAGGGAGAGATTGCCAAGCAGCTCGCTCTAACTGGCGAAGCATCAGACGATCTCAAGGCTAGACTAGACGCTGCGAACGCTGGTCTAGCAGAGGCTCGGCGTCAGCTTGAACTCGAAGCAGAGGGCAAGTCGATCTTCGAAGCTACCAGAACAGACGCGGAGAAGTACGAACAGACTCTCAAGGATCTGGGAGAGAACCTAGCTGCCGAAACAGTCAGCCAAGAAACGTACAATCGCGCAGTCGCAGACGCGGTAATTCAGTACAAGAGCGGAGACTCTGCAGCCAAGGCATACGCAGCGCAGATCGAAGAACTCAACAGGCTTCTCGCGGAAGGAACCATCGGGCAAGAAGCTTACGAAGCGGCGATCGCCAAGGCAGAAGAGGTATTTGCAGAAGCCGGTAAGAAGGCAGCAGAAGTCTTCGTAGATCAAGCCAAGCGAAACACGCAAGACATCCTTGCAGACTTCCTGACAGACCCATTCAGCAAGGGCATCGACGGTCTCATCCAGGACTTCGACGAGATGTTCCGAAAGATCGCGGCGCAGGCAATCGCAGCTAAGATCGCAGACAAGCTGTTCGCGGGCTTCGATGACTGGATAGACAAGGCGATTGCTAGCTTCTCCAAGCTCGGGTCATCTGGGAGCGGGCTTGGAGGCGTGGTTAGTGGGCTGGCTGGTCTGTTCGGAGGCGGTGGAGGCGGCAGTATCGGAGTTATCAACGGGTTTGACTTTGCATCCATCGGGTTATCCGAGGGCGGGCACACAGGAATGGGAGGCAAGCATGAACCGATGGGCATCGTACACGGCAACGAGTACGTCATGCCGATGGAACGAGTGCAGGAGCCGGGAGCACTGGCGTTCCTAGAAGCCTTTCATAAGAAGGGAATGAGGACGTTGCGTGGCTACGCGACTGGCGGGTTCGTGTCTCCGTCGATAGCTTCGGCAGCTATGGCTAGTGCCGCTGGATCGGTTGGTCCAGGGATGCCGGAAGCCATGCAGGTGTCCCAGAGCTTCATGATCAACGCGCCGAACGGAACGGTTTCTAAACAGACACAGCAACAGATAGCGGCGGCTGCAGCGAAGGGTCTCGCGAGCGCCAATCGGAGGAACAACTGATGTTTCTTGAGACTCCAAGGTTTCCGGGGTGCCCGTCGTTCGGGTTCACCTCCGAGCCAATGTACCTAGTTTCCATCATAGAGCGTGCCTCTGGCGTGGAAAGTAGGAATAGAACATGGTCGCGGCCAAGACACACGTACATGGCTACGGTTGGTCCGCGTGTGGAAGCAGACGTGCAGGAAGCACTAGAGTTCTACCATGCTGTCGGAGGGCGTGCCTACGGATTCAGATTCAAAGACTACGCAGACTACAAGTCGTGCCGAGTCAACGAGACGACAACCAACTTAGACCAGCCGATCGCGCTAGACGGTGGCGTCTATCAGCTCGTGAAGGACTACACGGCAGGCGCGCTCACGCAAAGAAGAGAAATCTACAAGCCAGTTCAGGGAACCATTCTGATAGCTGACAACGGGACGGCTAAGACGGAGACCACGCACTACACCATCGATTACACTCTCGGCATCGTGACTCTGCTGTTCACACCTGCGGGAACGCTCACGTGGGGTGGAGAATTCGATGTTCCCGTGCGCTTCGATTCTGAGTTCCCGGTTGAGATACAGAACACGCGCATTCAATCTGCGTCGTTCACGCTGAAAGAACTGCGTAGAGCAGACTTCGCATGATGTACGCTACCGTACGCAAGGAGCTTCGATGCTCGCACTAGATACCGCCATTGCTGCGCACATCGCAGAGCGAGTAACTACGCTCGCGGTGTGCTGGCGCATAGAACGCACGGACGGTGTTCTAATCCTCGGCACGGAAAACGACAGGGACGTTAACGTGGCGACTACCAATCAGTACGGACTGGAGGGGCTCTATGTCGCCAAGGCAGGCATCATAGGCAGTGATGTCAAGTCATCCTCAGACATCTCCGTCGACAACATGGAAGTCCAAGGAGCTATAAAAGAAGCCGCAGATTTGTCTGTCGTAGACCTGTCCGCAGCAGACATAGAAGCGGGGCTCTTCGATGGCGCGACGGTTACTCTTTTCCTGGTGAACTGGGCCTCTCCAGATGATGGTCCCATCATCTTGCGAACCGGCACCATCGGTGAGATCACTCGCACGTCTGACAAGCAGTATCGCACAGAGCTGAGAGGCATGACTCAGAAGCTCACGCAGAACATCGTACGCACGTACGGGTCTGGGTGCGACGCAGAGCTTGGAGACACGCGATGCATGGTAGATCTCGCGCCACTCACAAGGACAGGGACAGTAACGGCAGTCACGAGTTCGCGCCTGTTCACGGCAACGATATCTGGCGCAGCAATCACCGATGAGATGAATGGCGGTCTTCTGGCGTGGACTGCCGGAGACAACCTTGGCTTCTCGATGGAAGTGAAGCAGCTCACGCTCGGCAATACTGTGAATCTCTACTTGCCGATGCCGCTAGACGTGCAGATCGGCGACACGTTCACGGTGCGTCCTGGCTGCGACAAGTCTGCTGCAATGTGCAAGGGACGGTTCAGTAACTTGGTCAACTTCCGTGGGCATGGCGCATGGGTTCCAGGTCTCGGTGAGCTGTCAGTGTTCGGTGGACAAACCGCGTCTCGGTCGGAAAGGCCAGCTCAGTTCCTAGAGTGGCCGAGGACATCGATACCATGATCTTAGCCAGCACAATCGTCGAAGAAGCGCGGACATGGGTTGGTGTCCCATTTCGCCATCAGGGTCGGTCTAGACAAGGGATAGACTGCGTCGGACTGCCTATCGTAATCTGCAGAGAACTGGGACTGCTGCCAAGAGACTTCGAGACTTCGACGTACGGCAGGCTTCCTACAGGAGAGATGATCGAGCGTCTCGGGGAACACTGCGTAGCGGCAGACGTCGTTGTTCCCGGTTCTCTTATCGTGATCGCTTGGACCAAGACGGCCGCGCATGTCGGCATCTGCACAGGTGAGAACATGATTCACGCGTACGAGTCTGTCGGAAAGGTAGTAGAGCATGGCTACAGAGGGAGATGGGTTAGAATGACACACAGCACCTGGAAGCTCCCCGGGGTGATCTATGAGTAACGTAGGACAAGCGGTTCTAACCATTGGTGGAACCATCGTTGGCGGCATGTTCGGAATGCCGCAGCTCGGCTACCTCCTTGGGAGCATGGCAGGGCAGGCTCTGTTTCCAACAGACCTTGGAACTGTGTCTGGTCCAAGACTACAGGACCTTACGATACAGACGTCTACGGTCGGGTCTCCAATCCCAATCGTGTACGGAACGTATGCCATCGCTGGCAATCTGATCTGGTCGTCTGGCATCATCGAGAAGGTAACGAGGAAGAAGCAGGGTGGCAAGGGTGGTCCTACGCAGACAACGAAGACATATTCGTATTCTGTCAACTGCGCGGTTGGCGTGTGCGAAGGTGAGATTACGCTGATCGGACGTATCTGGGCGGATGCCAAGCTTCTATGCGACGGCCGTCCGCAGCGACCAGATGAGACTCTTCAATCGTACAATGCCAGGATGTCTCAGTATGCCGCGTTCTTATCTTCCGTAGAGATCTACACTGGTACAGAAACACAGCTCGCAGATCCGACGATAGAATCGTTCGAAGGCGCGGGTAACGTCAGTGCGTTCCGTGGCCTTGCGTACGTCGTGTTCACAGACTTCCAACTCGAAGACTACGGCAACCGTATTCCTAACTTCCGGTTCGAGGTATCTGCAGCTGTCTATGGAGCACTCGGGTGCGCTACTCTGACAGAAGCCAGCGGCGGCGTCGTACCAGAATGGAACGAGACTGGCTACGATCCAAGGCTCGGCGGCTATGAATACGAGTACAATCTCTCGTATCGCGCGCTACCATCGTTCAACAATGTCCTGACTGGCGGCTGGACGGCAGACATCGGTGGGGTGCTTTCCGCGCACGGAACTGCGGCAGGTCGGGCGTTCGTTGACGAGATCCATGGGTTCACAGCTACGAACCAGATGACCAGCACGACTGCCTACAGAGCGACAGTGTTCCCATGCGACCCATCTGTCTACGATACGTCAGCGTCTAACAAGATGACGTTAGACATGCGCATCAACAGTCTACTTGGCATTGGCAGAGCGTGCCTTGCCTCCGGAGAGACGTTCGATGATTACATCTCTCCCGGCACGGGACCAATGCACATCGAGTGGCCTCCCGGCACCACTTCTGACAATCCCGGGTTCTATGAGATAGTGGCGAACGCCAGTGCCAACACCATTGGAGGCATCGCAGCTACGGTCCTAGCGACGTATGGTCCAAACGACAAGGTTCTGTTCCTTGCAGATAACGTCATCAAGATCAGGAGATCTCTGCAGGTTCCGCTGCCACTGTGCTATGGCGAGCCGGAATCGGAAATCCCAGGCTACTGCCTTGTAGATGGGCTCTACATTCAGAACGACGCAACGTGGACATACAACGCGGGAGCATACAGAGGCATCAAGATATACGAGTTCTCAGGCACGTTCCCCAACACGTTCATAACGCAGCGTCCGATCGGACCGTTCATATCAGAGGGAGACCCTCGCTGGACGGATCAGACGTACTGGGAGGGTGTCTACGCAGAAGCGGTCGCCTCAGGGGCTGCCCCTAGTGGCTGGACATACGACGTAGAGTATCCTCGGGAAGGGTCTGGACATTGGGTCACTACCTACGAGGTCTGCGGCGCAGAGATGTCCCCTGATGGCAGCTCCATTCAACTTGGAGCCATCGTACGCGACGTGTGCAGGCGATGCGGCATTCCAGTAGAGCAGGTTGACGTGTCTGATCTGACAGAATACGTAGATGGATACGTGCTGTCTCGAGTCATGAATGGGCGAGATGCAATTGAACCGCTGCGAACATATGGTTTCTTTGACTGCGTAGAGTCTGCCACTACTCTCAAGTGGCCGACGCGTGGCAAGGCCGCGGTAAAGACTCTCACAGACGAAGATCTTGCGGCGAGATGGGCAGATGGCTCACCTGCTCCTTCGGTAGAGAGCAGGCGGCAGCAGAGCGTCGAGCTTCCACTGCGGCTTCGCATTCACTACACGCAGACTAACCAGAACTACGAAGTGGGTGAACAAAGTGCATCGCGCATCACGGCTCCGACGTCAGAGATACAAGACATCGAGCTTCCGATCGCAATGCAGGATACGAAGGCTGCGCAGATTGCAGACGTCGTACTGTACGAACGATGGGTTGCAAGGAACACGCATAACTTCGCGCTGGGAACGGAACACCTGAACCTAGAACCGGCAGACGCCATAACGCTTCCGATTGACGGCAGGCAAGAAAGAGTGCGCATCGTAGACACCGTGAATGCGCTGCCGGGACTGCTGGCCGTGTCTGCAGTGCGCGATGACGACGGCTCCTACGTCTCGTACGTAATCGGTTCTCCTAATGCTAACGCAGGTCCGGGTGGAGGCGGGGCAACGCCAAGCATTCCAGGAACAGCTACGACCACCTATCTCAATCTGCCGCTGCTGACAGACACAGACAATGATCCGGGATACTACGTCGCTTCGTACGCAGATGGCGGAACAGTCTGGGGTGGAGCGCTGGTCTACAGATCACCAGACGGAGGCATCAACTACGAAGAAGTCGGCGTCGTGACACTAGAGGCAACGCTCGGGAACATTGTCTCTCGCTT